GATAAAACATTATTGATTTCTGCTAATTCACCTTTTTCTTTTTGATGATTAGTTCTATGTATTTTTTGTATATTTTTTATTATTGTAATTTTTTCAGAGTTTACCTTTACTCTCTCCTCTAACTGCATCAATCCAGACTCTGGTGGTGCAACTAATTTTGATGGTTGGATTTTGGCCTTTTTATTTTTTTCTTTCTCTTTTTTTAATTTTTCTTGAACTTTTTTTAATTCTCTAGCATCTATATCAGCCTTTACTTCTTCTACTGTTTTAAACTTTCTAGGTCTTCCTCTTCTTTTTTTTATCTCACCATCATCTACACCTAATTTATCTTGTACTTTTTCATTTACCATTTCAGAAAGTTTGCTCACTTTCATCTTTGCCTTTTTCTTCACTTTTTCAGCACCAGCCTTCACTGCCTTTTTAGCAACTTTTTTCCCTACAGTAGCACCAGCCTTCACTGCCTTTTTAGCGGCTGCTTTTCCTACTACTTTTGCTGCTGTCGTGGCTATGATAGGGAGTGGCATTATGATTTACGTTGTTGTGCTTTGATGTTTTCTTCTTCAATATATTGTTTTAACAGGGTGACATAGACATCTCGTTCCCAAGGCATCATATTTTCTATCTCTGTCAAAGAGTATTTATGATGTTGTATTAAGGCAAAGTTAACTTTATAGTATGACTCCAAACTCATGTGGGCCATACCTAACTGAAAAAACTTACCAGTCCCTCCAATACAACTTCAGATTCAACACCTGTTTTAGGATTTGTAACTTTCAATTTGTGACTCAACTTAGGCATAGTTCTAAAAAACTGCTCAACCTGTTGGAATTGTTTAGTGTTAAGTTGATCAATAAATTCATCAAGTTCCTCTTTAGAACTATCAGACGCATCCCAACTTTCTTGATCATCATAAATCATATCGATGCATGTTGACAACATAGACATGGCAGCTGAAACCGATTCTTTTGGCTCAGCCATATCAAAATCAAAATTATTTTCAACAAATTGATCTAGTGTTGGATATTTCAATTTCATTGAGTACTTATCGTCAAGTTGAACAATCAACTTGTGATCTTTATCCTTAACAACTTTGATATCATCAATGTTAATCGATGTTTCAACGGTTGTCTTACCATCATCAGGACAAGTAACATTAACTTCAACTGTTTCACCGACTGATTTTGATCTAACGTTTAGAAAAAGATATTCAATATCAAAAGTAGGTAATTTAGTGACATCAACAGTTTTAGTGATTAAACAATCACCAATAATTTGAATAATCGCATCAGTAATTTGTTTTTGATCGTTTGATTCCATTGCAAGAACTAGAATCTTTTCCTCACGAACTAAAAATGGACGATATCTAATTTTCTTTTTATTAGATGGTAAAGTCAAATCATACGTGGGTGTATTAATCTTAGGTAGTGGCATAATATTTTATTCAGTGATTTATTTATATCAATTATATAACATTTTTTCTTAAGTGTCCACTGTTTGTGGATCGTTAGAATTGTATTTTTTAGTTTGTGTTTCACTTGATTTAAATGAATTAAACAAATCTAAACCTGCTGATAGTATACTTGGTTGCCTTCTCTTACGATTTACAACATATCTGTCATAATTGAAACTAACCGATACTTTAAGTAAGTCAGCTGATCCATATGTCACTGGTATAGGAGTAATTGATTTAGGAAACGTATTAATAAATTGATATGTTAATGCGCGATTTAAATTTTTTTCAAACTTTGAGATATACATTGAGGATACTTTGTAGGTATCTGGATATCTCATACGACGATAAAATGGTTTTTGCAAATCTCCAACTTCAGTTTCTGCACCGCTTGTGATATAGTCCATCCAACCTTCAAATATTCTTAAAAGAGTATAGTCTTTATCAATATAAAAAGAAAAATCTATATCAGTGTATAATCTAGAGTGAGCAAACTCTTGTGGTACTCCCATAAAATTATCTTTTACCTCTGCAGTTGCTAAGGCACTCGCTGGTAGTGAGGCATCAAAACACATGATTCCCATCTCACGAGAAATGAAATCATCTGCGTTCACTATCCCTAAATTATTACGAATATAATTAACTATATTTGTATTAAATCCAGCAAAGTGAACTTGATATTGATTATTTAAAGACAATTGACCAAATTTTACTTTGGCATCAGTCATGGTGATTTTTGATACTAACGACACACTAAATACCTTTATGACTTTGTTTTTATATATTTATGTCATATAAAGGAAGATATTCACCATCCTACCCAAGAAAATATAAAGGGAACCCATCAAACATAATATATCGATCACTTTGGGAAAGAAAATTCATGGTTTACTGTGATTTAAATGAAAACATTTTAGAGTGGGGAAGTGAAGAAATTGCAATACCTTACAGATCTCCTGTTGATAATAGAGTACATAGATATTTTCCTGATTTTTATGTTAAACTTAAAGAGACAACCGGTAAGGTAAAAAAATACATTATCGAAGTCAAACCTAAAAAACAACTCAAACCTCCTAAAAAACCTAAAAGACAAACAAAAAATTATCTTTATGAAACTTATGAGTATGCTCGTAATCAAGCAAAATGGAAAGCAGCATCCGAATATTGTAAAGATCGATTGTATGAATTTAAGTTGATGACAGAGGATGAACTAGGAATCAAATGAATCGTATTAGTCCCGTATTGGATCGTTTAATTGGTATTGAGGATCCTGATGAATTAATGGTAGAAATAAGTGATGTAGTTAATGACACTATATCTACACCACAAGCAGGGCAATTTTTTATTTTTTCATATCAACCATCATCAACAGGTAGATATGATGCTCACCCATTAGTGGCTGTTACTGATGTTTACTCGTGGGGTTTTCGTGGAACGAACTTTCATCATGGTGAGGCACGATCATATTCATTTTCAAACGTAGTTGGAAGCACATATCGAGTATACCCCGAAGAGATAACTGACCTTCAAGCATTACCTTTTGGCAAAATGCGTCTAAATAGTTAAAAAAGAAATATGTTAAATAGATTTTTAAGAGGATTAAACTCCCCTGTCAGAGGTAAAACAAGATTTAATTCAGGAGGTTTCAGGTATCCGCTTGAAGCCTTAACTGAGACAACTGATTATATGAGTTTCACCATAGTTGAGTATCAACCTGTAAAAGAAAGAAGTGGTGGAAGTTTAGTTGGTTCACCCGGAAGTCGTCGTATTGGCCCACAAGGAACAAGAGATAAAGCAACAAAGATACTTGGAAGTATTATATTACAAATGCCATCAAATATCCAAGATGGTAATGCAGTAGATTATGGTGAGAGTAAAATGAATACTCTCATGGGTGCTGCTGCTGGTGTTATAGGATCAGGTATTGAAGGTGGTGGTGCAGCATTATCAGCAGCGTTAAAAGGTGATGAAGCGGGATTACAAGAAGCGAAAGATAATATGTCTAAAGAAATGAAAAATTCTGTTGGAATGGATGCAGGTATAATGGATGCTGCATCAACTTTTGTTACTGCAAAAGCGACATCTGCTGCCTTGGGTGCACTTGGAGGTAACGTTTCTGCTGCTCAATTAATGGCACGACAGACAGGTCAGATTTTCAACCCCAATATGGAGTTGTTATTTAATGGGCCGACATTAAGAAGTTTCAACTTTTCTTTTAAAATGACTCCAAGAAGTCCAGAAGAGGCAAGAGAATGTAAAAATATTATTAGATCATTTAAATTAAATATGGCACCAAAAACAAAGGGCACAGCATCAGTAGGGGGGTCAGGAGTATTTCTTAAAACTCCAAATGTTTTTGAACTTAGATACAAAAAAGGTAATTCAGAACATCCCTTTTTACATAAGTTTAAACAGTGCTTCTTAACGAATATATCAGTAAATTACACAGGAGAAGGGGTATATGCAACATATGATGACGCATCACCCATATCAATGCAATTAGATCTCTCATTCAAAGAGTTAGAACCAATTTATGATGTTGATTATGATGACGCAGGAGGGGTTGGATTCTAATGTCATACTTCAGAGAATTACCTAATTTAAAATATCCATCTTTTCTTAAAGATAAAAATTCCTCTTTAGAGTATGTAGATGTGAAGAATTTTTTTCGTAGAGTTAAATTAAGAGAAGATCTACAAAATATTATGACGGTATTTGACAAATATGAAATACCTATAGGTCATCGTCCTGATAATGTTGCTGAAGATTTATATGGATCTGCAGAGTTAGATTGGGTTGTCATTACTTGTTCCGGAATTATCAATATTCGTGATGAATGGCCACTTGATTCATCAGAAATTTATACTTATGCAGAGAATAAATATGGTTTAAACTTAAATGATTTAAGGTATTACGAAACAAAAGAGATACGTGATTCAGAGGGACATTTAATTTTACCAAAGGGTAAAAGAGTTAATGCAGATTTTTCTGTTAAGTATTATGATAATGTGCTATCTACTTATCAAACAAAATCAGGAACTAATGTTGTAACTGGTATAAGCAATTATGTACACGAGACTAGATTAAATGATGATAAAAGATTTATATTTGTTTTGAAAGAGGAATTTTTACAAGAATTTATTAATGATTTTAGAGATATTATGATATACGGTAAATCATCACAATTTATCGATGACAAAACAATTCAGACAGAAAATTTAAACATATCCATGCCATAAAAAAAGGGAGGTTGCCCTCCCGTTTATCTTAATTTTCAGCAAGTCGTTGGAAATACGATAATGTGTCATCGTCTTCAATCTCGCTTGAACTTGAAGCAACAGATGAAACTGTTTCTCTAGTCTCTGCAACAGGTGTTACAAATTCTTCGTCTTCAACTTCAACATCTTGAGTAACTGGTTTTACACCTCTTTTACCAAGAACATACTCTAAACGAGTCTTTAACTCTTCATATGATTTAAACTGCGTAGGAGCAACAAATTCAGAAAGTGATAATTCTTTCTTCCATATTGCTTCCATTGCATCATCATCATCTAGTAATGGCGATACAGCAGCAAACTCACTTGAGTCATAATTACGGTATCCAGCAACATTTTTAGCTTTCAATTTAAAGTTAGCACCCTGCCAAAAATCGAATGGATCGATTGCTTCTTCATCTTCAAACTCAGGTTGCATTGCTGCGGTGAGTTTATCAAATATTTTCTTACCATACTTGAACAAGAATGTCTTACCCTCGTTCTCAGGATTTGCAGGGTCTTTCACAACATAGATGTTGGAAATGTATGTCAACTTGCGTTTCTGCTTTCTTGCTAGTTCCTTGCCGGCATCAGTTCCATTGTTCCACAACTGTGAATTATACTCTGATACTGGATCTTTCTGACCTAATGTAGTCAAACTGTTTTCGATATACCATCCACCGGGCCCTTGAAACGCATGTGAATAAAGTTTAACGAATGGAAGATCTTCATTCTCAGGTGCAGGTAAAAAGCGTATAACAGCATAACCGTTACCACTCTTATCTACATCTAATTTCCAGAGACGGTCATCACCTGATGCACCGTTACTGTTCATCTTCTCCACTTCCTTAACCAACTTAGCGGTTAAAGAACCTAATTTAGATTGCTTTTTTAAATTAGCAAAAGACATTTGGATTACCTCGGATAATTTTAGATTTTGGTAGATTTACTTAGATATTATAACAGAGTTAAATTACTTGTCAATAGACACTCTTAATGTTTGAACTGTCTTATATACATTATCAAAAAACGAATTCATATCCATGTTTGGTGGAAAACCCATCAATACTATGGATGACTTTAATGTTTCTAAAAGATCTTTAGCTTCAGGATCATCTGATAAAGATAATCTTGCATACATCACTTTTTGTTTTTCAAGCAATTCAGTCAATTTATCAATGTGTTCCAATTTGTCAACACGAGACATATTAGGAAAACTCATAGTGGTCGAATAGATTTCTTGTTGAAGTTGATTGATTTTAGTCAACTCATCTTTAACCATTTCCGATTCA